CCTGTATCGTTTTTCACATCAGCCATCCAAGTGCTATAAGCTATGTCTTCACCTAATTGACCCCAAACACGAAGCCAACCACTTTTGCTGTTATTATCTACACACTTAAGTCGCATAAAAGGTTTACCATTCTTTGTTTTCTTCATGATAACTTCTGTTATTGTAAACCAACCAATACCTCGTTTACCTTCAGGTACATCAAAGATTGATTGTACTTCTTTTGTTTGGAGCTTCTGTACCAATTCAGGTGGGAATAACAAATCATCAGATGCATCATTTGATAGCTCAAAATAATTCTTAATCTTTTCTGCACGACTCCAGTCAGTTAAAACGTTATATTTCTCTATTAATACATCAACGATAGGTCGAACTTCTTCACCGTTTTTAACAGCACGTTTATGTTGCGTTTTTGTAATACCCCACATACTTTTCTTAAGTGTATTATAGTTATCGAGTATCAAATCATGCAATTGCTTATGATTTTCTAGATCGTTATTAACAAATTCACTGAGAGATTTAAATGCTTCCATTTTGGATAAAGATGCAAACGCTGTTTTGTTTAGTTTTGAGTGCTTCCATTTACCGTCATCATCATAAAATAAGTCTTGTAAATTACTATATGGTCTATTTGCAAATACTTCTTCAACAGCTTTGTCTCCTACACCTTTAAGTGATGTTAGTGGCGGAACAAATGCTTTTAACACTTCAGAGAATTCCCATTCTAAGCCTGAATGATTGATGTCAATTGCTGCAATTTCATATCCAAAAGATTTAATTTCAGATATTGCTTTAGACATACCTTTAGGATTACCATTTTCAGACTGAAGGATTGCTGCTAACCATTCTGTTTCATAATGAGTGTGCAGCCATGCAGCATAATAAGAATCAATAGCATATGCAACTGCGTGACTTTTATTAAAGCCGTAAACAGAGAAATATTCTATCTCTGCCCATAACTTAGACGATACAGACTCAGGTACATTGTTTAATTCTTTAGACCCTTTGATGAACTTTTCGCGTGCTTTAGCTTTTTCAGAACCTTTAGAATGCAATGTATCTAAAGATTTTTTAACTAATGTCTTTCTTAACTTGTCACTTTCACCTGGATCAAAGCCTGCTAGCTTCTGTGCTAAAAGCATAAACTGTTCTTGAAACGTCACAAAGCCGAATGTAGGTCCAAGAACTTCCTTAATGATAGGGTGGTCATACTTGATGCTGTCTGCATTCTTTTTAGCTTTTACATATTTCTTATGGACATTTGCTTTTAAAGGTCCCGGACGATAAATCGCAGTTAATGCTGCCAATTCTTCGATATTTTCTGGTTTAGCTTCTATACTAAACTGTCTTGCACCTTGATTAGTAAATTGAAATACTCCTGCAAAGTGGCCATCATGATAAACATGTTCCCATACTTTAGGATCGTTTTGTTCATGATAACGGCAGTTTAAATGTTTATCAAAGAATGCCTTTGCATCTAGGAATGTCGGATTAGAATTACCTTGCTTGCGAAGAATACGATAGATACAGTTTTCTACATCTTTAAGGAGTGTCAAACCTAAGAAGTCAAACTTAAGAAAGCCATTATCTTCTAGATTACGAAAGTTCATACCTTCAGTCCAAGGAGTTTGTAATTCACCACGGACACCAATAATAGGCATAGACTCGGCAAGTAAGTCGGCGTCTGCTATAATAACACCTCCAGCATGGCGACCGATAGCTCTGTTTTGCATAAACAAGGAAGATACGTGTTTTTCTACATCTGGATACTTTTCCATAAACTCACGGTAAGACAGAGAATAATTCATGCAATCTTCATGTTTAAGAACAAAAACAGATTTTTCTTGATTTTCATCACGAGCAAGCATCATTACTTCTTCTTGTAAAGGCCCCGTCATTTTATTTACTTCGTCAAAAGGAACATCATAAAACTTTGAAATGTCTTTGACAAGAGACTTAAGCTTAAGAGTATTGAAGTTTGATACTGGAATTACAGCATCATCACCGTACAATTCACGTGCTGCTTTAATTAATTCATCACGGTCACCTGCATCAGTATCAATATCAGGCCAAGAAACACGATGTCTTCCTAAGAAACGACTCCATAGGAGGTTATAAGGTATTGGATCAAGCTGCGTAATGCCTAGTAAGTAATTAACTAAAGAACCTCCACCACTTCCACGTGCTGGACCAAGTAAGGTTTTTTGTTCTGCTTTTTTAAAGATTTCATACATCGTAATAAAGTATGCTTCATGTCCTAGATATTCAATATCACGTAACTCTTCTTTAGCACGTTCAACGTAGACTTTGTCTTTATGGAGATTATGTGCTACTAGTTCATCTTTGACAAGTGTAGTTAAATGCTGAAATGGTGTTTTACCTGGCACAGTAATAACAGGAAGCTTTGCACTGGTATCAACCCATGTGTCTTCAAATTCATTCCATACAATGTCATGTGTTCTTTCAATAGCATCACGGACTAATTCTTCATTACCTTTATAGAAATCATAGACAGGATATGCATCAAGGAATTCATCCCACATTTGAGAAGCATTCTTAGGATACAGCTCGCATTTAAGGTCTTCAAAGTCGGGAAGTGTCATGTTATCTCGTTTACCAAGCCATCCGAGTTTCTTATATAACTCACGTGCTTGCCACTTATTAGCTGTTGGGTAATGAGAATCAGCTGTGACTATTAATGGAATGCCTGTTAATTTATGGTGTTCGATAAGATAGTCATTAACTACATGTTGTTTTTCTAGTTTATTAAATTGTAATTCTAGTTTAAAGTTGTTTTCACCTACGCAAGAAACAAATTGATCTGTTAGATTTTGAAGTTGAGATTGAATTTCGCTGCGGCTTTGATTATGAACTTCACCTCGGAGAATACGATTGCTAAAAATTCCACCTAAACATGCAGTTGATATATGTAATCCTTCACCATGTTCTTGAAGCATTTTAAAGTCAACTCTCGGGTATCGATAGAAACCGTATTTGTAAGACTTCTTAACAAGTGTAAATAGATTGTTAAGACCTTGTTGATTTTTTGCTGTAACTACAAGATGATAACGTCGTTTCCATTCATCCTTAAGGACATCAACAGACTTTGTTTCATCTTCGTCCTCAACAACCAATCCACCACTTTCATCATCGGCATCAATGTCGACTTTTTCCTTAGCCTTCTTTTCAGCTGCTGCAGCAGTCTTAGCATCTTTAACAGCTTGCCGATGTGCAGCATATTCTTCTGTCCATTGTTCAAGTGAAGGAACGAAGTAGAACTCAACTCCGTAGATTTGTCGAAACTTACGGCCTGCTTTTTGCATTTTTACAGCATGTGAATGAGCATGAGCAAGACCGTTTCCATTACCATGGTCAGTAAGAGCCCAAGCATCCATACCTTGAGACTCAGATAAAACAAAATCAATGTGGTCAGCAGGATAACCCAGACCATCAAATGTAGATACCTAGGAGAAGGTTGAATGTGCATGCAAGCCAACAAATCTATTGGGTTTAAGCATATCAAGTTCAACCTTCTCTAAGTACCTCCTTTCTGCATTAAATGTATTATTCATTATATTCCTTATATAGTTTATTTAAATCGTGATTTATTATAAAAAAAAATGTTATTATTTACACGTCTTTTACTTGCCTTCCCATAAGATCTTATCTGAGTAAGTGTCTCTCAAGATATTATATTCATCCCCTGTAATTATTGATAGTAAAACATTAGGATATGATTTTTTAAAAGCAGAAATTTTTTCTTTTGATCGATCATCCATATACCCTTTAATCTCAAAGTACACGTTTCCAACTTTAAAATCAGGTGTATAAGTCATAGCTTCAGATAACTCAAAAGTATCTGGCTCGTACTGAAAGTTTATTTTTTTATATTTTAACACTCTAGCAAAGTTTGCTTCCCAGTTACTTCTAACATAAAGATTTATATCTTCTCTAAACCCGCCGTTTCCAAAAGAATATATTCTATATTTTTTAATTCTCTTAACAGCAGCTTTTGACATATTGTGTCTAACTTTTTTTGAAAATTTAAAACCTTTTCTTGTATTTGAAAGCTTTTTTTTCGCTTGCTTTGATTTAGTCCAATGATTAACACCATACTTTTTTAAGCAAGTTTCTTGTGTTTTGTTTTTCATTTCACCAGAAGCCCATCGTTTTGTGAGACCTTTTGAAAGTTTTTCTAATGCTTCTTTACTAAATTTTCTCTCGCCACTTTTATATTGACTTTTCAAAGTTTCAGATAACTTTCTATTTTGATCTTCAGTTCTTTCGTAAGATCCGTTTAACTTTCTTGTTTCAACACCTTTTTTAAGTTTACAATCTTTACATTCTGTTTGATTTTTAAGCTTAGTCTTATCAAAAAAATCTTTGCCGCAAGAATTGCATTTTTTTTGTTTAGGGATGGATGTATTTTTGTTTTTCTTTCTAAGCTTATAAGCACATTTTTTACTACAAGTTTTTTGATTTCTTTTTTTATAAATTACTTCAAATTCTTTACTACATATTTCACAATTGTTTTTTACATATCTTGGCATAACAACTCCTTTTTAGGTAAGTATACCCATACTACCTTTTAAAAAGTGCTGTGTGCATGAAGGCCTACAAATCTATTTGGTGGTGTTATTAGTTCAATTGACAATTTAAATGCCTTTCTTTGGAGTAAAATTTAATATTTATATACAAAATTATAATTATAAAATGAAAAATATACACGTGTGTGTTATAATAAAAGGTTAATCATCTGCTAATAGTTTAAAAGTTCTTTTTTCATTGTACTTCATTACTTTACCGTAAGACATACGCATACATTCAGTACAACTTATTATATTATTAGGACTTTGTCCATCTTCACTATACTTGTTAAAAAACTCTATCAAAGTCTCTAACGTCTTTATACCTCCTCCAAGCCCCCAGTAGCATTCACCTGAAAGCCACATTCGAAGTCGATTAGGCATCCATCTATTTTCAATGCACAGTTTTATCTCTCTATTAAGCAATTGATTATTTGTATTTCCATTCATGAATTGTTCTTTTGTAAAAACAGGGTTAAACTCGTTGTTGAAAAGATTATCTAGAGACTTTTTATCAAGAATCTTCTCAGATATTTCTTTTGCGCTGTCAAGCAGACCAATTTCTTTTTGACGACACTTTTCAATACTTATTTCTCTAAAAGCTAGTTGCCTGAGTATTGGGATTGTTGGATGGTCTTTTTCAATAAAATCGTCTGTAAGAGACAAAATAATATGTGTTATTACTCTAGCATCAATTAAACCGTGATGCAAAAACTTTGAAAGCTTAGTGCTACCTTCCCTTTCGTTTCTTGATTCATGATACAAAGAAAGTTTATTCTTGAAACGACTATATGCATTACAAACTTCATTACGTATTTCTTTTGCGTTAGTGTCGTTAGTAATGTGTATATCCCCGATATTACCAAAATCATTTAACTCTCTATAGTCACAAAAGACTTCACTATTAGTAAGCCTATTCTTTGCCCAGAAAATCCATCTACTCTTTGCTGTCATTTTTTTGCATGAGTCAATATAAGAATCAGAATCAATTTCTTCAACTTTGATTTTTTTAAACAATAGCTTTTCTGAAAATAGAGGCTTGTCGTAAAAAACTTTTTCTACTTTTTCTTTTAAGCAGAAATCTTCAATTATATCTACAGCACTTTTAGACTTAAGTACTCTAAGCTTTAAGTTATATTTCTCTAACAGCTGTTTTGAAAAATCATCTAATGTTTTGTAATAAAAGTCGTTGTTACTATTCTTATAATAATCTTTAAACTTTTCGCCTAAGTAATAATTTGAAACATGAAGAACACAAACTTTATCGTAAGCAGAAAGTGCTTTATGGAATATAAGACTATTTGTTCTAAAGCTGTGGTCTATAATAATTAAACAGTTTGACATTATTAGTCTTTCTTTCTTTTTCACAAAAAAAATTATATTTATATACACAATTATAATTATAAAATGAAAAATATACACGTGAGTGCTATAATAAAAGGTTAAATAATGATAAACGATGAGGAGTTAATTAAAGCTTATATACAAGAAGCTTCAAAAGTAATAATGAATAAGCCTGAAGATTTTAGTAAATCGTATCAAGACAAAGCAGGTAAAATACAAAAGTCTCTTACAGATAGAGGTATTGTTCAGAATGATAGAACAAAAGTAACAGATCCAGCTGCAGTTTTAGAAGAGATTGCTCTAGCAGCAGGTCCAAATGTTTTTATTAGATTTGAAAATCAATATAGCAAAAAGACACCTACGTTCAGTGTTAGTCCTGTAATTCAATACGATACTCCTCATGGGTTATATGCATATCCTTTCGACAAACATAACTTAATCAACTTAATAGAAAACAAGTCTCCAACAAAAGCAGAATTTGCAGCAGATTATACACATTTTCATATTTTTAAATCTAATATGACAAAAACTGAAATTGTTTCTCGCAAAAAAGAAGAAATACAAACAAAATATACATCATCAGAAATTGTTAAACAAGATGTAAAAGAAGCTTTCAGATCTTTTTCAATGCTAATTAAATACAATAAAAGTTTAATTGAAACGCAAGATCAAAAAAAGCAAATAATTCAAAAAATACTTAGTGAAATTAGTTCAGCTAAACAAGAAAACATAGGCCATAAGCATATTAGTGCTATCGACTACGATTTTCCAGAGAGTATTTCAAAAATCATAAACGAAAACAATTATTTCTTTAAAAGTAAAAAAGGTGATTATATGTCAATCTTTTCTAATAGAGAAATTGTAAGTGCATTTTCAGACTTTTTCTTTGTCATTTGTAGTTTATCCTTTAAAAAAAAGGACAAAAGACTCGGGTTAAGCTCTAAAGTAACTTTATTTAGAATAGTCAAGAAAACAATTGAAATTCTTTCTGTTATCTTAGGAAAATTAAATGATACAAGAAGAGGACAATATTATTCTCTGCTATTACATATTGTAGGGATTGATGGAATAGAAGATAAAGGTACTAGCTTTATTCACTCAAGCGAACCTACTCAATTTGTGTCACATGACTTTCAAGGTGAAAACGTAGAAGTTATAGGGACGTACAAGAATATTTTCATGAAAAGAAGATCAGCTGAATTGCTTGAAATGCTAATTTCAGCTGCAGAAAAACCAGAAAACAAAAAAAGACTTAATTGGGTCTGGGACACAAAGAAGTCTTTTAGGCAAAGTTATGGTAAAGGTGAAGGCAATCTATCTGAATCTGACTTTATGAAACTGTTAAACAAAGAAGGTGAAATTCCTGTTTTTGTTTATTGCGCAATCGCTGAAAATTTAAATGTTACTGCTAACGTTCATCTTAAAGTTCTTGAAACTTTTAATCAAAAGTATGACAAGAGTGACAAAGAAACGTACTTACAAAGAATAATTGCAGATATTGCTAACAATCCATACACAGATGAAAAAGTACTAGAGTATATCATCAAAAACGAAGAAACTGATTATAAAAATAAAGAAAAAATAGCAAAGCATAAAAACAGTAATGAAGAAACAAAACAAATAGCAAATAGCTTTTCTAACACACTCAAAAAATATGTTGGTAAAGTTAAAGATTTTTTCTAAACTATATCTAAAAAGAAAGCAGAAGTATCTACTATTTTGCCGCCTATATAAACTAAAGCTCTTGAAGTTTCAGACATTCTTTTAGACCTTACAAATTCAATTATTATACCTAACTCATAGTTTTCTTTTAGGTCACCGAATCTAGACTGTGAATATTTTCGTTTTTTAACAAGATCTCCTGCTTTAAAGTCATTAATCATCAATTATCTCCGGAAAACATACATAAAGATGGATATTATGGCTATCTAAATCATAAATTAGATACTCGTTATTACTTAGAAAAATACAGCATTTAAGCATTAAACCTTTATAATAACTTGTAATAATACAATTTTCGTATTCTTTAGCAGAGACTTTACCAGAAGTGCTATAAAAAACTTCTTTTACATGAATAAGTCTTCCTACATGTTTAGGCTCTAAGATATCTTTTGCAAATATATAATTTTTCATAGCTTTTCTAGATTCCAGTTTATAGTATGTGTCACTTCATTGTTGCATAAGATTCTATATACATCAAGCTTTTCTGTCTTTTTGTTTTTATTAACATATAGAATTAATGCATATGTCTCTTTATCATCTCTGTAAAATTTTATTAAGTCTCCTCTTTTAAAATTCATGTTACTTTCTTTTTTAAATAAATTAAGTGTCTAGTACCTAAATAATTTTTATTCTCAATGTTGTCTATTAACCAATAATGTCCGCTTTGTTTTATTTGAGTATAGAATTCATGCATCAAAAGAACATCAATATTAATGCCTTGAATCTTTAAAAGATCTGCAGCTAATAAGTTTGAATTAAATTTTCTATCTCTACGTATAGCTTTTGTTTCAACATATCGATCTTCATCAGGGTGATAAAAATCTGGAGTATATTTTTTGTCTCTTCCATCATACTGAACTGTAAATGTTTTATGCTCATAAATATACTTCTTTCCTGTTGCATCACACCATCTTGCGTAGTCTGCTTCAAGTGAAGACTTAAAAAAATAATTCGGATTTAAGTCTCTTCTAAAACCCATTCTTCCATTTGAAGGAATCTCTGATAGACCACTACTTTGTGCTGCCATTTGACATGGCTTTCCACAATATTTTGTCAATCTATTTTCAGGTTTTTCATATTCTTTAGCACAATATTCACATTTAAGCTTTACTCTTTTTATTTTGTTTTCAGTTAAATAGCATTTTCTATTGCAATATTTTTTTCCTCTTTTTGATTCAAAATCTTTACCACAAGGTACACACTTAATAACTTTAACTTCTTTTTTCTTGTTTTCATCTTTACATTGTCTAGAGCAAAACTTAGAAGTCTTAGCCTTAGAAGGCGGTAACTCATATTCAGAATTACATTGAATGCATTTTAATTTTATTTTATTTGATATTTTAGCCATGCGCAGTCTCCTTTATGGCTATATATCAAGTTTATAAACTATATCTTAGGAAAAAAGCTTAACAAGTCAGTATTTTTTTCTTTTGCTTCTTCTAGATACTTCAGCGGATTATAATCAGAACCTGCATTTTGAATTGAATCCCAAGATAATCTAATACCATCAACTAAAGGAACTGTTCTTCTATAACCAAAGAAAGAGTTAAACTTCTCTGAAGATAGAATGTGATTTCCTAAATAATCAGTCTGAGGATGCCACTTAATAATCTTATTTGGTTGCATGCGAGTTCTTCGATGAATCATATCAACAATGCCTTGTGTATTATAAGGTTGATTTGCTGCAACATTAAAGTGTTCATTTCTTACGTCACTTTGAATTGCAAGCATAATTGCGCTACAGAAGTCATAAACATGCATATAATCTTTTCTTTTCATAGGATCTAGAAATATGTCTAATTCTTTAACGCCATTTTTAAGTGCAAACATAGTTTTAGCAATTAAAGAGTTCATGTCACCTTCTCCACCGTAAGCAAACAAAGGTCGCATAACAAGCCAGTTATCTGATGAATTCCTTACAAACATTTCACCTGCATATTTCTGTGCTGCGTATAAAGTTCTAGGATGAATATCACTAGTCTCAGTAATAGGAATTTCTTGATATTTCGGCGTATCATAAATAACAGTTGTTCCAATATAAACATTTAAAATACCTGCTCTATTAGCAGCGTTAGTTATTCTCTGTGTACCTAAAACATTAGTCATAATAGAATGGTCAGGGTTAAGTGCAACAACATCTGTACCAACAACAGCAGCGTTATGCACAATAACATCTAGTTGATTATCAATAAAAGCTTGATACCATTCATCCTCAGAATTTTGATATACACAAGGTTCACCTGTGTCTAGTTTTTGCTTTAAATTTACGTCATCAAGCAATGATACAAAAGTGTTTTCTAATTTAATTTCATTTGCAAGGTTTCTTCCAATAAAACCTTTTTCACCTGTAATAGCAATTTTCATTTATAATTTCCTTGTTTTTTTATTTATTATAACTTTTTATTATTTGTTTTACATGTCAATGTTAAATAACCCTATTTTTTTAGGGGATAAACATACTCATTGTCATACCATTTTAAAAAATTAACTGCAACTTCTTTGAAAACTTCAATATCAGTTTCAGCAGTTATCTCTATTTGTTGAAACAAACTTGCAGATTGTAAATTACTAGCATTAACTTCAAAATTAACAGGTCTTTTTATTTTAATAAACAAACTGTCTTCGTCAAAGCAATCACTATATAGTTCAAACTCTTTATTCTGATAGATTGTTGTTTTTGTACTCATTTTTAATCCTTTCAATGACGATCATTCTTAAAGGAATAACCTCTATACTGTTTTTATCATTTAAAATGTGCAACATCTGTCCAAAATTAGCATCTTTTTCCTGCTTAACAACTAAACCAATTGATTCTTCTTCATTAGAATATACCCACTTGTATCTGATTAACTCATTTTTTTTAAAGAATTTATTATTTTTCATTTTATTGTCTGCCTTACAGGAGAATAGTGTGTTGTTCTTTTATCTAGTGTTGTTATTTTTTCCACTTTGTTTCCGTTAAAGTCTCTATCTCTCCCATATACAACAAATCCAGTTGTTGCACTTCCTTCTTGATCATCAAATGTATAGTAGTCTCTTATTGAAGCACCTAAAGAACCATACGACTTTAACATTACAAATCTTATTGCTTTGTCTAGAAGTATGAGGTTATCGTCTGTTAAATCTTTTATGTAAGCAAGTGGATTTATACAAGAATACCATAAAGATTCTGCCTTGATATAGTTTCCAACACCAGATATTATGTTTTGCTTCATAATTGCATCACAAATATTTTTGTTGTTATGCTTTCTTAATATTTCAACAAAGTTATCAGGAGGTGCTGATAACATGTCTGGACCTAAAGATTTAAGTTTTTTTGTTAATTCTTCTGGACTTTTTATTTGAAATGTCCCAAAGTTTCTCATGTCATTAAAACATAATTCAGATTCATCATCAAATGTCATTAAAATTCTTGTATGCTTGTTTTTAGTTTTAGACCATGCACCTGTCATCCCTAAAGTATTAAACACTATAATGTTCTCTATATCAAACCAAATAAACTTTCCTTTACAACAAACGTCTGTAATCTTTTTGTTAATTAACAAGTTTAAATTTTCAATAGGCTTTTTTGTGTATCTTCCACTTAAAACTTTTGCATCTACTATTTTTTTAGATAAAAAGTGTTTCTTTACGTTACTAGTAAATAATTTAACTTCAGGTCCTTCTGGCATGACACATAATCCTTGTTATATTTGTCTTATGAGATATATCTTATCATTTATTATACATACTTTTTTACTATTTAACACGTGATACATTCTTTCATTTTTTGATAAAACTTCAACTTTAACAATTAAACCTTTTTCAAAGTTTGTTCCAATAATCTTAAATGCTGAAAGATTGTATTCTATTAAATCTCCTACATGAAACTTGTTGTTTTTTAGTCTAGATTCCATTTAAAACGCTATCTATATGATATCCCGTTATTGTTAATTGTTCATTATCAAGAATAATATTATATGATCTTTGTCCAATGTGAGGAGGATCTAAGCTTTCGTTTATTGAAGTTATAACAACAAACTTATCTTTATATTCTGCGGCGTAAACGTCTTTTAATTTAACTAAAGGTGGATTTTTAAAATAAGTTTTTTCATATTTGTTTTTTGTCATTTTAAAATCTTGATGTATTTCTGCTCTGTCAATAGTAAAGTATTTGTTATTAATGATAACAAATTCATCTTTTGATTTTTTATCACTTAAAAATTCTGTTCTTAATAGCATTATTCAATGTCTTTATCATAAGGTTCAAAAGGAAGCACATCTATTTTAGCAACGCGATCAATATATTCTTCTAACTCATCAAAACTAGTGCAAACCTTAACACCACTTCGAGCAAGCATAAGGTTAAACTTCGCGCCTTCGGGTAAGCCTGCACAAAAATAAATGATAGGCTTGCCAAAAGCAAATGCATAACCTGCTTCCCAAATAGTTCCAATATCTTTGTCTCGAGTATTAACGAGTAAAAAGTCAGCTGTTTTAATATGATGTAAGTTGCCGTCAAATGTTTCATCTTGTACCGATTTTGGTGCGTCTGGAGGACAAATAAATATCCTTCGTGGTGAAGCTAGTTCAAAATAATTGCTTCTGCTGTCAAATACTTCTTCTAATTTACTTAATTCTGCTGCTTGTGTAGGATTAAACCAACCGCTTGCTAAATATACCTTCATATTATTTTCCTCCTAAAAATTGTTGTTTAATTGCACTAATCTCTGCTACGTCTTCATTCCACATTCTTGTAAAGATTTTTTGTTCTCCTGAACAACGTCCATTAATCTCTTCACGTCTTGCCTGATAAATTGCATCTTGTTCGTTAAATTCAAATAGATCGTTCTTGGGTTCTGGGAAATACAAATTAGTTCCTCGAGAAGTAAATGTACCATCTGGTAATTCTACTCTAAATGTACGTACATAATGCATATCTGGTTTTTCAAAGTCTAAACATGTTGAAACTTCTGGGATTGCTTCTACAACTAGCTTTGCAATCTTTGTTGCCATAATATTATCAACTTCAGGTTGAATTTGCACATCTTGACGCTGTTTAATAAAACCAATTAGATCTTTAAGATTAAAACGAGCGATATAAAATGTTTCCATACACTTAGGAAGAATAACTCTTGCATCCATCATAGACACAACTTTACTGTCTACCATATCTGAATATAACATTTTAGCTTCTTTAATGATGTTAAGGTATCTAAAATAGAAGTCGTCACCATCTTTATCACTATTCTGAATAGATTCTGGTACTAAAGCATTGTCATGACGTAAGTCTCTATCACCAGTACATTGAGCTGCAAATGAACCTGCTCGATGTCTAATTAGATGTGTAACAGTTTGAACGTCGATACCGCTAATTTTAAAAGTAAAGCCTAGACACTCCATTGGTGTAGGCAAAGCACGAAAGTTTAATACATCTTGTAAGTTAATAGAAGCTTCTTCAGGTGTTGCATGCTCAAACTTTACTTCGTTAGGTGAATCAGCCCATGTTGCTTTTGTCATATTCCAAGCAATCTTTTGTGCTTGTTCACGAGTAGGACCATCAACTAACTCGATTTTTAAGCTTTCTAGATTGTTAATGTAATTAGTAATAGGCTCTTGACCAAATTTAAGATCCATTGGAAGAGAAACAGGTTTAAGGTTATTATTAATAGGCATATATTATTGTCTCCAGGTTTAATTTTTAATTTATATTTTATTGATTATGTCAATATTATAACGTGTATGTTTTGATTTTACACGTATTAATTTTATGAAATTAAGTCATTTATATTTTTTAGAACTTCAACGTCAAGATTAGAAATTTTTTTTAATTTTAACAGATCATAAATTGAATCATTAAAATTCTTTTTAAAAATTTTCATATAAGCGTTCACTAGTTCAAGTTCAGCATCATAGTAACAAGCAGGGTCTGTATTTATGTTTTTTTGCAAATAGTTCTTTTGAATAGCAAATTGTAATTCTTTGCTTAAATTCATTAAAAATTCAGACTTAAATTTTTCATAGCTTAGTATATTACAAAAAGCATAACAATCAATCTCTACACAACCTTCATCTTTGTCATTACTCATATCTACAAAATAAGAGCAAACGTGAAAAGCTAAGTCATAAGTTTCGCTATTATTTACAGTCATGTTTATTGTAGTAGATAAATCTTCTAATACTGAAAGTATGTGAGGTATTTTTATTGAAATGTTTTTTGCAAAAATAGATTTATATTCTGATGTTAGAGTAAAGAAAAGTGCATTATTGTCAACGTAAATAGAAATCATCATGCTTTTTCTAATTCCTAGATTAGAAATGAATTCTTGTTCTATATGCTCTTCCCATAATTTAATTGTATAATACGACGCCCTACAATTTATATTTTTGTACAATTCAAGGTCATCGTATATAAACATGTTTAGTAGCCTTCTTTTAGTCTACTCCTAATTATTTCGTCTTTTTTCAAAAAGGCATCGTAAAACTCTTCAACATCGACACCAATAAGGATTATCAAAGATAAAAAGTAATTAAAAGCATCTACAATTTCTTCTAAAAACTCCTCTCTATTTATTTCCGGCATCTCTGTCTTTCGATGAGGTTTCCAGTTCTTAAGATGCTGCAATGCTTCAAACATTTCTTCAACACCTTTCAGTGCAGTTTCTCTACATGTTATCTGTGCTTTCTTCGTAGATAAATCAACAGGCCACTCAGGATAAGCATCTGGAAACTTGTCTTGAAGCATTAGCATAAAAGTATTACGCATTTTAAAAATTTGATTTAACTTGTCTTCTGTCATTACTCGCCTTGTTGTTCTTGCGCGTTCTTTAACATTACGTCTAAAGAAGAATCAAAAGTTTTTTGATAGTCTTCTTCTAAAACTAACTTTGTATCTTCTGCACTTAATCTAACCATACGCATATGATCAATAATATCTGTGCCAGTAATTAATGCTACTTGTAGCAGCTTTGCTAAGTGTCCTACAACACTATCATCTAATTGTAATACTTTTTCGCTCATTTAAATTCCTTTTAAATTACATAAGGTTTGTTTTTTAGTGTGTTATTAATTAAGTCACTATCATGCTCCATAAGCTTTATCATATCAACACCTTCAACAGTTTTAAGTGAAGTCAAAACAACTTTAAGTTTGTCTTTTGCTTTAACAAACTCAGGTATATAAGAAACATTTAATTCAACAATTCTATGTCCAGCATTAGTAACAGGGTCACTAATCGGTCTAGTTTGTCTAACAGTCACAATACCTTCTAAAGCTCTCATGTCAGTCATTATATCTAGAACTGTTGGATCTTCTCGATCTTCAATCATAATTCTAGATCTAACAACCATGTTGATAAGGTCTTTATGTCTTTCTAATAGTAATCTTTTGCTTTCGGATAAAATCATTGCTACCTCTCTTTAAAGTATAACAATAATTATTATGTTTTATAATATAAAATTAATTGATTTTTTACACGTGAGAATTAATCTCTCTATAAGCACCTACTGCGATAGGCCATATTTCTGTAACAATATCTAACATATTACTTGCAAGTTGTTGAATTTCCCACTGTGCTCCATCATGTGTTCTTAAACTGATGAATTTTAAGATATTATTTAGATTAGCTGTTGCATAATACTCTGTGTAAAGATTTTGAGGTAATACTCCTCTTGCTTGCTCTTTACAGACACCAGATTCTAAAAGCTTGTCAAAAAGCTCTACAGACGTCTTGTGATGTTCTTTAATTGCTTCACTACAATCCATAGTCAGAGGAGTTGAAGTGTAACTAGCTTCAAAACTTAAAGATGGATTAATCTTTTCTTCAACGTTTGAAGACTGTCTGTTTGATTTGTGCTGTGTTCTAAATGAATCAGGAGCATAAAATTCTAAATTAAAGTCTGTATATCTTCTTGAAATTTCATTATAAGACCACGTTCTATGTCTATGATGCTGGCTTCTTATAAATAAAGGTACTTTAATTCTAAAAGTTGCAATATTATGTTCTAATGTAGAAGTATGCTTGTGCTTCATAAGATAACTAATTAATTTCTTATCTTTAACATCTAATTCTTTTTTATGAACTCCAAATGAAACTCTTGCTGAATTAACAATCGTAATGTCTTCACCCATAAAATCTACCAACTCTACTGAGCCAATATTGTCATCGTATAAAAAATTTTTCTTGTTAATTAATTCTGTCATTAAGAAAAGTGTCCTTCATCTAAATTATAATATAATCTATCAGCCCAAGGAATAACATCCCATTTCTTTGCTGAAAGATTGTGATGTCCTACAATTGAAAACTTCTTAGCTTCTTCTACGTTTAATACATCTAAACTTTCACATACAGGTTTATGATCTAATTCTACAGCAGAGCGTAAAGCTTCTAAGAATCGTCTGCTAAAGCTTGCTAATTCATCACCAATCATAACCATTTTTCTTCCTTTAACTCTGCTATCCGGGATTTTGCATACTTCTAATGAAGCGTCTGGATACCATCCTTTTGTTTTCTCCCAATATTTAGTTTCAGGATGCATACAAATATCAATACCAATAGAATGCTTATTGAATTTTCCAGCATGATATGCAACTTGTCCTGTGTCTAAACACTGAAGGATTTCCATACACTGTCTTTTATGATTAAAGCCAATAAGAAAATGAGAAGATACATGTCTTCCTTTTGCCATGTTAAACACATTATAACAATGTCTAGTGTTTAATCCTCCCCAATGAACGCAGATAGAAGAAGGATCTTTCTTTCTTGTATACCAGTTTTTAGTACCGTCATCTAATTCATGTAACGATGCTGATACATCTATTTCACAAGGTGCATCAATAGGTATGACTTTTCCCATATGAAACATGATAGGCATGTCATAATGTTTTCTAGCAGCTGCATGAGTTGCAGGGCCATAAACGCCATCAACACTTGCACCAACTTCTTTTTGAAGTTGTTTAACGTATTCTCTATCTTTATTAATAAATTTAAATTGTTCTAACATTTTATTCCTTAAGCTACATCAATATCTACTGTTACTTTAATATTCATTTCTGGCATTCTAATATGATCGATAAGACCATGCTTTTTAGCTTCTTTAGCATCCAAGAACCAATCTGCATGGCCTTTGTCATGGATTAGCTTTGTAAAATAGTCATCTGGCTTTCCACAATTTCTTGCCATCATTGTATAAACTTTCTTGTTTAATCTATCAGCTTCTCTTGCATCTGCCTTAAGATCTTCTATCTTTCCAAAAGCGTAACTTGATACATCATGAATCATTAAAGTTGCGTCTTTGTCCATAAATCTAAGGCCATCAGCACCGAACGATGCTAAAATAGCACCACAAGACATAGCTTTGCCTTGAACTACAGTAGCAACTGGGATTCTTGATGCTTTAATTGCAGCAATCATTGACATTAGGGAGTAAACTTGTCCTCCAAAGGAATCAATTTCAATTGGGACAACCTTTTGTCCACTATTCTGAGCTACACTCATTTGATCTTGAAACTTTTTAGCTGATTCTTCTGTAAAATCGTTAATTGTAATAATTGTTGGGTCTTGTCTAAGTTCCATTTCTTTAACAAGCGGTGAAATTTCTGTTATGTAATGCATTACAGCTCCTCTAATTCTTGGATTGTTCTATTTCCTGATTTTCTATTTGTTTCTACACCGTCAACTAATTTAATAAAAGTTGGTACACTCATTACTTTATGTTCAATAAACAAACTAGTATCAGTTTCAGTATCAAGCATACGAATATTTAATTTTTCTGTAATTTTCTTATCTAATTTCTGTTTTAAAATACGGCACGGCCCGCATGCCTTCGAACTAAAAAATAATATTTCTTTTGACATTTAATTACCTTTTTTGTTTTATGTCTCTATTATAACTGTTTTTTTTGCATTTTATAAATTAAGATGCAATATTTTCCCAACCCCAGTCCTCACCACTCATACCATCAGCATTGTAATCTGTTACTGTTCCTTCAAAGAAGTTTTTAAAGCTATCCCCATTAATAATCCAGTCTAACCAGCTGAGAGGATTTTCTTTTACTTTGAAATTAGGCTTAAGACCTAATTGAATTAGACGTCTGTCTGCAAGATATCTAATGTATTGCTTTACTTCTTCTTTGTCTAGACCTTCAATAGCACCCATTTCATAAGCTAAATCAATAACTTTATCCTCTAACTTAACAGCTTCTCGATACATCTTATAGATAGATTTCTTAAAATCATCATTAACTACACGAGGATGTTCAGAAACATATTCTCTAAATAGTCTAGTCATTCCTTGAACATGCATTGTTTCGTCTCGAATAGACCACTCAACAATCTCACACATTCCTTTCATCTTTCCGTATCTCTGATAATTAAGAAGCATAACAAAAGCAGAGAAAAGACTCATTCCTTCATTACATGCTGATTGTGCTAGTGCTAATCCTAGACCTTTTCGAGTAGATACATCATTCTGCTGCATAAACTCTATCTTGTCACTCATCTCTTTGTACTCTAAGAATGCACTATACTCTTCTTCAGGAAGACCTAACGTATCATTTAATAGAGCATAGCTACGTTGATGTGTGCCTTCACGATTTGCAAAGCTTAATAGCATACTCCTGATTTCATTATTCTTAAATTTAGGAATAAACAGATCACAATAATTTCCGCCTACTTGCACATCAGATTGTGTAAATAATCGAAGAATCTGTGTAATATGATTTTTTTCTATAGAGGAAACTTTGCCGCCTTTCCATTGATTGACGTCCTCTTGCAGTTTTGCCTCCCAACTTCCCCAGTGAATCTTCTCATGAGACTCAGCAATTTCCATTGCCCAAGGATATTTGAAGGGCTTGTACGTTTCATTGTATTTTAATAAAGACATTTGTATAACCTTCGTTTAATCTTTGTATAATATTAATTATCCTTGACAACTTAAACAATCATCAGGATCTGCAAAATCTTGTAATTTATTTGCTTCTACTTTTTGGCTAACTTTCTCAGCAGCTGCGCCAGCGTTAGTTCTTAAGTAATATAGTCCTTTTAAATTCTTTTTCCAAGCTCTAATATGTACTGCATTTACAAAAGATTTATCAGTACCTGCTGGAAAGAAAAGATTAACGCTCTGACCTTGACAAATAAACTCTTGTCTGTCTCCAGCATGGTCTACAATCCATCGCTGATCCAATTCAAATGCTGTTTTAAATACTTCTTTGTTCCAATCATCTATCCACTCTAAGTCTTGTACAGAGCCTTCACTTAATATAATTGTTTTCCATTGTTTTGCTACCCACTCTTTACTCATGTTTTCTTTTTCTGCGTAAGAATCAATTAGCTTTTCAAGGTGAGGGTTCTTAACCAAATATGAACCAACTCTTGTTCTATGAGTAAATGCATTACTCTTCCAAGGCTCAATTGAAGGTGATGTACCTGCAATAATAGAACTATTGGCATTAGGAGCAATTGCAAGAAGATGAGCATTTCTAACTCCATGTCCTTCTGCATCAGGACATTCTCCTTTTAATCTAGCCAACTCTATTGTTTTCTGTTTAGCTCTTTCTTTTATATTCATGAATATGGATTTATTTAAAGTTTGTGCAACAACAGATTCAAACGGCACATTCTTAGACTGTAAGTATGAGTGGAAACCCATAGCTCCTAAACCTAAGCTTCTTTCTCTATGTGCAGAAAACTTTGCTTTTTTAAGATGATCAGGTGCATGGTCTACAAAGTGTTGTAATACATTATCTAGAAATTCAATTAAGTCTTCAACTATTGTTGAGTCTTTCCATTCATCGTACTTTTCTAAATTTAAAGAACTTAGACAACAAACTGCACTTCTTTCTTTAGAAGTTGCCAAATGGATTTCGTTGCAAAGATTGCTGCCATGAATCCTGAGGTTTAAATCTTTTTGAAATTGTGGTAAATGCTTGTTAGCTTCATCAATAAAATTGATATAAGGCTCTCCAGTTCTAAATCTTATCTGAAGAATGCGTTGCCATAATCCTCGCGCATCATGTGTATCTCTAATAGAACCGTCATTAGGGTCAATTAAGTTCCACTCTTCACCAGCAACAACTGCATTCATAAATTTATCTGTTACGTTAATTGCATTATTTAAGTTAAAGCACTTTCTATTAACATCACCACCTGTCGGAACGCGTATGTTTAAGAATTCTAAAATGTCCGGATGACTTATATCCATATAAGCGGCGTAGCTGCCTTTACGAGTCTTGCCTTGTCTATATGCAGTCATATCAGAGTCTGCTGTTTTTAAGAAAGGAATAGGTCCAGGTGCAATATCGCTATTTGACCTTACGTCACTCCAGTGTCCTCCTACACCGCCACCTTTAATACTCATCCATCTAAGTTCGTCAGAGTGGTCAATAAGTCCTTCTATAGAATCACCAACATAAGACAAAAAACAAGAAATAGGTAGACCTTTAGAAGTCTTGCCGTGTTCAGGTGCATTTGACAAAATAGGTGAGCTAAACATAAACCACTGCTTTGAAGCATAATTGTATACTCTCTGTGCTAGCTCTTTATCACCATTAGAAAATGCAACAGCTGCTCTAGCAAAGCTTTCTTGGGGTGAGCTTTCATTATTTTTCATGTAATAATTTTCCAACAACTTTAAAGAAAAATCAGTCAAATTATTATCTAGATCTTTGTCTATAGTAATACCATAGAATTGTTCTTTCATGTTAACCTCTTTTTTAATCAGAACTTCCAACGATACCGTCTTTCCTAAGATTTTCGCTCGTTAGATTTAAGTATTCTTGCTTTTTAATCTCTTGAAAATGATTGTCGCATTTAACAACCACAAGCTGAAATGGTAACTTCTGATGTTGTTGAAGAGTATATTCATTTTGAGAAACATTAACTGCATTTACAAAAATTTCCCCTGTATAACCTCGGTCAATTACACCAGCTCTTACCTTTAGAGGCGTCTTTGTAATTGACCCTCTTTCTTGTATTAGAGCTACGTATCCTTCTGGTACAATAATTCTCAAACCTGTTGGAATAAGAACTTTATTTTGATAGGTAAAATCTTTTACAGACTTAATTGTAACACTAGGACCGCTATTGTACAAATCTAGACCTGCACTTTCGCCGTTATAAGCAGGTGCATAACTTTCTACTTCGTTTGTTTGTAATGTATTTTTTAAATTATGGTCGCAATAAAAATTAATCATTTTTGGTTAACTTCTTTCCACTTTTCTCTTAGTTTGTTTTTCATGCTGCTTTCATCTTGTGCAACAGCTTCGTTTAGAGTTAGATGATTTTCATCGATTATCTTAAATTTAGAACGTGCAGTATCAATGTTAATTGGAAATAACAAACCATCTCGACCTGCACGATTCTTTGCAACGAAGATACGACCTGTACCTTCACTTTTTTCCATAGGCTTGCGACTAATTGATAATACAACGTCTGCAACTTGTGCCTTACCGTATGATTCGCCTAAGTTTTCTAGACCAACAACTTCAGATTTAGAGCCATCTTTATTAGCTTGCGATGCAGTCCATACAGGCAATTGAAGTTCACCTGAAAGATTTCTTAATTCAGTGTAGATTAGCTTTAATTCATGTCTTAACGAATCAAAAGCTCTGCTTGATTTCATAACATCAGCGTAGTCAACGATAACAATGCTTGGTTTAAAACCTTTAAGAATAAGTTTTTCAATATGATTTCTAAGTGTTAAAACAGATGCAGATCCAGTTGGATATTCTTTAATTACTAATCCACCTAATTCCATATCTTTGTACTTTTGAACGACTTCATCTTTTCTATCAATGACTTCATTACTTGGCATATCACAGAGATTAGAATCATATCTTTTACCAACATCATGCTCTGATAATTCAAATGTATAATGGACAACATTCTTGCCAGCTCTCATTGCTGAGCATCCCATATCAACTAAGAAATGAGATTTACCTACACCAGTATTTGCTGCTATAACGCCTAGCTCACCTCGACCTAAGCCTCCTCGTAAGATATCAGGAGCATCTAGTCTTGTCAAACCTGTAGGACATACCTGTCTTACTATCTGTACAAATCTAGCTTCAATGTCCTCGAAGAAGTTATGTCCTGTCGTATTAGGCATACCTACAGAGACTGCTTCTTTCATAATGTTAAGTACAGATTCATACTTTTCAGTTTGAATTAGTTCAACACTTTTTTCTAGTGCTTCTTTAAATGCTTGACGCTTACAGAAGTCTAATGACTTATCTTTAACATACGAAAGGTCACCAATATCTGGGTTAGTTTTCATCCTGTGAAGATATTCTATTATTTGGTCTCGTAATACTGCATCTTTAGATTTTGATAAATCTTCTTTGATAATTGTAATAAGAATAGTCAGTGTTGGAAAAGTCTTATATTTCTTATAGTAAGAAAAGTACTTTCCACATAGATATCCTAGATATTTTAAATCAAAGTATTCTGGATTAACAACTTCGACCATCTGTGCAGACCAAATAGAGTCTGTCAGCATTCCTTGAAACACTTTTTCTTGGAATGGTTTTCCAAACTTTGAAAAGTTTTTTTCTACACTCATTTACTTTAAATCCTTATCATTGCTTTGAGAGTTAATAAAAAAGTATGAATATCGAAACCATTCAAACCTTCTTTGTTTAACATTTTTAATAGATCAAATTTATTAATTTTTTCTTCTTTATTTTCTATTTGAAATTCAATTGACTTAATCTGGCTAGCACTAAGCATAGCAGAGTCAAGATACATTAACTTCCAGTTTTTTAATATGTTATTTTCTTCTAATATAATATTTGAATGAAGCTTTAATTTGCTTCCGTTTTGAATTTCTTTGTTTGACATGTTTATTATATCAAGACAAGATATTTCTTTACACGTACTTAAATCTGGAAATCTTTTAGCCATCACTTTGAATCCTGCACCTTTAACTCCTTTAAGACCGTCACTTTGGTCGCCAGCAAAACATCTTGCAGCGCAAAAGTTAGTCGGAGAAATGCCCCATTTTTCTATTACATATTTTTGATCAATCAAATGTTTTTTGTTTGGAGACCAGATTTGAGTGTTGTCATCGATTAACTGATAATAGTCTTTGTCAGAGGTCACAATTATTTTTTTAATATTTTGTTTTTTTGTTTTTACTAAATAAGAAATTACATCGTCTGCTTCACAATCATCGACATAGACTTGCGTTACAGGAGTTTTGTAAAGAATATTAACAAGAGTTTTTAGCTGCCAGTTTCTGTCATCAACAGTTTCTGGTATATCTTGGTTATATTCACTTCTATTAAGTTTTATAGGACGTCGACCCATTTTATAATTTGGATCAATGTTTCTTCTTCTAAGAGAGCCGCCACCTTCCCATGCAACGACAATTTTGGAAGGCTTAAACTTTTCAGATAACGTCTGTATATTCTTAAGCATTCCAAAAATGCCACCACACAACTGTCCGTTTAAAGACTTAGAAGGATTGGCAGCAAAGTGTCGCATGAAAACGTTTAAGCCATCAATATAAATTTCAGGCTTTTCCATTTATTTCCTATGCTAGTTGTTTAAATGCATCTTCATGCATGTCCATAATTTCTTCTGCAACAGCTTTAACTTCTGTGTAGCTTTCTGCATCAATATCTGGGTCTTCTGTCTGGTTCTTTCTAATCATTGCTTTTTCTAACAATTTATCAATCCAGGGACCATGTAACTTATCATCAATCAACTCATTAAAGTCTGATTTATAGAATTTCTTTTCTACTACTACTTCGCCTTTAGGAGAAACAACAGTTAAATTCTTCCAAGCACCTGTTCCACTTACTTCTACTTCATGTCCATCAATCATCTCTGATCCATGTTTTCTAAGCAAGTCAAATACTTGTTCATGCTCTTTAACACCTTTACCAAAGTGAATCTCAAAGTTACAAGTTCTAAACGGAGCTGATACTTTGTTTTTGATAGTTTTCGCAGAAACATTGATTCCAATTGGCTCTTTATCTTTATTAACGATTTGTGAACCTGCTCCTAGTTTAATACGTACTGAAGAATGAAAAGGTATTGCCATTCCGCCCGGAGTAGTTGTAGGGTCACCGTATAATACACCAACTTTAGTTCTAATCTGATTAAGACAAACCATAAGAACTTTTTGATTAGCAATTACACCTGTAATCTTACGCATACCTTTAGATATGGCTCTAGCTTGCAGACCAATACTTTCTTTATCATAGTCTCCAACAAGTTCTGCCTTAGGTGATGTAGCTGCAACTGAGTCCCAAATAATAGTTACAGGAACGTCTTTATTCATTGCTTTTGCTTTAATAATTGTACTTTCTGAAATTGATAATACTTCTTCAGTACAATGTGTATCAACATAAACAAATCTTTTTGTAATATCTACACCTAACATTCGTAAATTTTCAACGGATGTTGCATTCTCAGTGTCAATATACACTACAATTCCACCCATCTTCTGGGTAGACTTAGCAATTTGTGTAGCAATATGTGATTTACCTATAGAAGGAGGACCAAAAATCTCAACAATACGCCCTTCTGGCAAGCCGCCGTCTCTTTGATTAGATATAATATAATCAAGTTGTTTAGAACCAGTACTAATCCATCGCTTAACATGTGTCGGAGATTCATCTGTACTTAGATTATAAGCAACACGAGTACCTCTTTCTTTGTTCAGTGATTTAATAAGGTCAGATGTAAAGTCATCTAACTCTTCTTTTTTCTTCTTAGCCATGTATTTCTTATCCTTTGATTAAATTATAATTATAGAGAGTCCAAGTCAGCAAATGCATCGTCTAGAGAACTGTACTTTCCACTAATTGCATCTGGTGAATCATCAGCTTTCTTGCTTTGAGAAAAAGTATTACCTCTTGTAGTACCAGAATTAGATTCCTCTTCATCACCGTTAAGCCAAGCATTGATAATATTTTCTAGCTCTGCATAAGTCTTAAGCTCGAATAAGTTGTTTACATCTGGAATGTTATCAAGCCAATTTTTAGCTTTGCTGCTGTCCTCATTCAAAGGAGAATCTTTACCTCGAGGTCGAACATCAGTTGTAGCCCACATTTTACCTGGTGTCTTAGTACATGTAATACGTACATCACGTCCTTCAAGTGGATCTGTAATATCACCGTAATCTTCATCTA